TGCGTCTAAGTATAAACCACCTAAAGAAGTGGGAATCCCAGTTAAATCTACAGTTTTTGGTGGAGCAATATATGTTGTTAATGAAGACGGTAACGTTACACTTGTTAATAGTGTACAAGATCTTAAGTCTAAATAAGTTAATCCAGTACATCCTGCTAAGTATAAGGAAGTTACTGATGAAGGTACTGTTGATAAAGTAGTTAATTTAGTACATCCGGTTAAATCAATAACTGTAGGACCAGAAATAGGTAAAGTTAAATTAGTTAATGAAGTTGGATACGTTCCTGTAATACTAGTTATTTCATTATATGTACCAATAGACAAATCTAAATAAGTTATCGAGTTAGGTCCTGTAATAATTACAGTAGAACCACATGGGTGTGAGTTACCATTGTTAATATATACATTCACCAAATTATTACCTGTACATGTAGCTGTTGAAGAAGTTCCATTTCCCCAATCAACAGAGACAGTTTCTCCAGTAGGACCTTGAATAATAACAGTACCAAAATATCCACCAGTTACACCAAGTGTTAATGAAAACTGTGTGGACGACATTTATTTTAAAAGATGATATATAATAATTAACTAATTTCTATACCATGTAGAGGAAAATCTTTCTTATCTAACGTTTTGGAACAAATATACGACCATTCGGTTTCTTCAAATAATTCAGCCAATAATTCTTTAGTAATCAAATTTCCGTGAACAACGTATTGAGAAAGTTCTTTTGAATAATCGGTTTCTCCACATCCAATCCAGATCCATGGACATTCTGGTTTCTGATCAAGACGATCAAATCGTTCTTCTTCAGATTCACGAATGAATACTTCGTCCGAATACCATACTTTTGTTTTAGATGTAATCTCTCCCAAATAAAGTTTAGATACTGTTTCACATAAAATTGTATTTTCTGGAATTGTAACTGTCCATTTCAAAGGTTCCATCTTAGATCCAAGACGTTTAAGCTTACAAGAATAATGAGTTTGTTCCGTGTACAACAAATTTACAATAGAACGGAAAAATCTTGTTAGACACCAGAACATTTTTATTAATATGATGAGTTTGTTGAAATCGGTGGTTCACCGGGACCTAAAGTATCTACCAAAGCATCCTTTTTTCCAGTGAAAAAATGTTCAACTGCTAGACTTTGTAGACCGCGATCTAAATTCATACCTAGAGCAATTGAAGTTGCTAAAGCTGTGATAATGAATGGTGTACTAATAACAACCCAAGATACAATTCCTAGATCAACTTCACAGAATGAATCTAGAAGGACAACGCAAATGATTCCGGTAACTAACTTGACTGCAGCCGTGATATACATACCTAACCCAAGATCTAGACCAATATGTACCATGATATAAATCAGGTACAGAACAGCTGGAGGACAAAGATGTTCAATAAAAATCATCTTCACGTTGTTTACTCTAGTCATATAAAAAATGTCTGATGTGGAGAAAATTATGGAAATGACATTCTGTTCTCGTGAAGATGCTGAAGACGCCTTCAAGAAAATGGGCACTGTTTTAGAAGCTGTATGTTTACTCATGGAAGCTCCTCCTCCTAAAAAAGAACGAACGCCAATACAGAAATTTTTTGATGATACTCGTGAATCGTTAGCTGAGATGGAAGTTAAAAACGCAGAAGTTCTTAGCGCAAATCGATTCTCTGATTTGGCACCAGACGAGAAGCAAATCCTCCCCGAAGAAACTTCTCAACAAAATGATTGCTCTCAGAAATGTCAGCTTCCCGTTCAGGAATCAAAGGTTGAAAAACAGGAAACTGACGGTCCATAACTGTCTGAATACTTTTGCGATTAGGAGTAGAATAACCATACTTTACTCTACTTTGATCTTGAATACCTTCTAGATCTCCAATACCCATAAATGGTGTGGTTGCCCATGGACGCTGGAATAATTGTTTAGGACCACGAAGACGTACTGTAGATGGATCGCCATTACGCATATCCGTTTGAAGATCAATTGCGCATCCACCTTCAGGAGAATTACCAAAGTTTCCACGAGGAGTCAGTCCAATAAATTCACCTGCAAATTTCGTGGCAGAACCATTTCCACAAGATTCTGGATTATTTGCAAAGTAAGTGGCCTGGTTATTTCGTGCAGACGCATCTACAGAAACATTATTGTTACGAGCATTCGCATGAAAAAAAGGGTAGTCCATTCTTATTTGTGGCTTAGAAAGAAATGTTTCTAAAATATATAATCAATGTCTTGGGGGTATCATTTAATTCTTGATTCATCTAAATGTATGCGAGGAGCAATTCGTTGTCCAAAAATTATTACGGCATTCTCTGATGATCTTGTCAAAAAAATTGATATGGTTCCATACGGTCGCCCTCAAGTCCAACATTTTGGATCAGGAAATAAAGCAGGATTTACATTAGTCCAACTCATCGAGACATCTAATATTGTAGCCCATTTTGTTGAAGAAACGGATGATATGTACCTTGATGTATTTAGTTGTAAACCTTATGATCCCATAATTGTCAAAGATGTAGTCGCAAAATATTTTAATCCTTTAAGTATGCATCCTAAGTTTTTGGTCAGACAGGCTGGACGATATCCATTGCTCAGATAAAAACCATTTATAACTTAGACTGCCAATTCTGGCTCTGAAGTTAATGGTCTACGACGTATACAATAAGCTGGTCCATAAAAACACGGAATAAAACATCGTGATACCCATAGTACAAGAATAATTAAAACTACTATAATTGTACCAGCTTTAGCACATGAATTCGTCTCCTCATATGTAACAATAGGGGACATGAAACCTGTGTGACAAGTTGGAAACGTATATGTTCCATTTGGTAAAGTAGGACCACCTCCATCAGAAGCTGGCCCTGGTTTAGAACTGTAAACACTAGCAAATAATGTTATAAGTACACGAATCATTTTAAATGAATATTACTTTACAATAAATTTTATTTCCGTTTTGAACAAGAAAAACGAAAAAGGTATATCATACAAGAATTATCATAAAAGATGTTCCAACCATGTTCTTGGAATGAACGTGATCATAATTTTAAGTATGTGGTAGACACATACGGTCGAACTGGTGAAGGAGATATTGCACGAGTTCGTCTAACAGGATTCCGTCCTTACTTTTATTTGAGATCTGGTTCTGAATCATCTTCTGATATTCAATCCATTCTAAAATCTTCTAAAGGTACACCTATTCAAGCAAAAATCACAAAAGAGAAGAAACTAGATGCTATGTCTGGATTTTCCGAATTGAAACCTATTGATGTATGGAAACTTGAATTTTCTGCATTATGGGCATTTAAATACGTAGCTCGTGAATTAAAAAATGGTCTTAGGATTGGTAACAGAATTATTTCTGATGGTGATATATTTGAATCTAATTTACCTCCTTATTTACGTTTATTTCATGAACAAGGACTAAATCCTGCTTCAGCTTTCAGTTTTGAAGGTTCTGAAGAACAAGATGATGTTCGAGTAGATAAATGTTTTATCGTTCCATATAAATCTTTGAAACCAATAGATACAGAAATTCCTTTATATGCTTTATCTTATGATTTAGAAGTCTATTCTGAATCTGGCCAATTTCCGGTTGCGGAAAACAGATCAGATGAAATTATTCAAATTGGATTATCAACAAGATGGACTGATGATTTGATGACACCTGTAGAACGTATTGTTTTGGTTTCGGGAACATGTGTTCCTTCTGATACAGTAAAATACATATCCTGTAAGAACGAAAAAGATTTGCTTCTCAAATTTCAGCAAGTATTATACCATGAAAATCCTGATATTCTGGTTGGATATAATACGTTTGGATTTGATGATGGATACCTTGCTGAACGTGCTTCTTTGCTAGGTGTAAAACTTTCTTTAGGAAGATGTGATCCGTGGCAACAAGGTGATAATCTTCCTACAGTCAGAAAGACATTTGAACTAGCTTCAGGAAAATATGCTGTTCGATATCTAGATGTGTGTGGACGCCTAACTATTGATTTGCTTCTCAGTATTCGTCGTGAACAAAATTTAGATTCTTATAAATTAGATTCTGTAGCATCAACATTCTTACGTGACAAAGTTACAAAGTTCATTAATATTTCAGGAGCTGAAACTAGGATGTACGAAATTCATACCAAGTCAACTCGTGGCTTATTCGCAGGAAACTTTGTCAGATTTGATATTGTTACGAATACGATTAATCCTTATGCTGATGGAAAGAAATTCAAAGTATCCCAAGTATTTCCTAAAAAGTTTATTATTGAATTAGAAGATGTGAATACATTTGATGATATTCCTTTGGAAGACCGTTCTAAATTGGAATGGTCATTCTCTAAAGATGATGTTTCAGCTGCTCAAATGTTCAAAATGCATAAAGGTACACCTGAACAACGATCAGAAATTGCAAAGTATTGTATTCAAGATTGTGATTTGGTTCTCACCTTGATGGCTAAATTAGATACATTGGTTAATGCGCGAGGAATGGCCGATGTATGTCGTGTTCCTGTAGAATATATCTTTCTACGTGGTCAAGGAATTAAAATTTATTCAGCTGTTGTTTTCTATGCTTCTAAACGAAACCAAATTTTAGTAACTCAAGAAACATTTGAAGAAGATATGTCTTATGAAGGTGCTATTGTTCTACCTCCAAAAATTGGAATGTATCTAGATCAACCTATTCCAGTTCTAGATTTCAATTCTTTGTACCCTACGAATATGATTGCGTTTAATTTGTCTCCAGACACTTTGGTCTACACAAAAACATATGATTCAGATGGACGTATCATTTCTCAAACTGGGATAAAAACTCAGTATCCAGTAGATGAAATTTCGTTTGATATTCCAGGAGGTCGTAAAACATGTGGATTCGTTCAAGCAGGAAATCCAGAATTAGTAGGTATTCTTCCTTTGACTTTAGATATCTTGCTTAAAAAGCGTAAAGAAACTCGTAAACAAATGGAAGTAGAACCTGATGATGCTCGTAAATCCGTATTGAACGGTCTTCAACTTGCCTATAAAACAGTAGCTAATTCCGTATATGGTCAATGCGGTTCGCGATCTTCGGCAATCAGAAAACTTGAAGTTGCTGCGTGTACAACTGCTCTAGGTAGAGCCAGAATTCATGAAGCAAAGATAGTTGTTGAATCTGAATTTGGAGCAACTGTTATCTACGGAGATAGCGTGACTGGTTATACCCCAGTGACACTAAAAATCAAAGATAAGATTGTTATCATGAGTATGGAAGAACTTGGTAGACTAGGCGACTGGAAAAAGTGTCATGATTCTGATAAAGAATATATAGAGTTGTTTGATGTTCAATCATGGACAGATAAAGGATGGACAGACCTTGAACGTATCATTCGTCATCAACTAGCTCCTCATAAAAAGATCATTCGTGTTCTGACCCACGCAGGATGTGTCGACGTAACTGATGATCATTCTCTGCTGAAACCAGATGCTACAGAAATATCTCCTCGTGACCTGATTGTAGGCGATGAACTTTTACATACAGAAGTTCCAGACTTTAATACGATGACTCATGATCTAGATGAACTCCGTATTATGGGATTCTTTATGGGAGATGGTTCATGTGGTGTATATCAATGTCCTTCAGGAATGAAATCATCATGGGCTTTGAATAACGCAGATACGAAACTTCTTGAATTTTATAAAACTCTTTGTGAAAAAGTCTATCCTTCAATGGAATGGGTAATTAATAATACGATTGAAAGTTCAAGTGTATACAAACTTGTGCCAAGATGTAGGGATTATGGATCAATTAAGAAATTTGTTGAGAAATATAGAGATCTACTCTATGTCGATAAACGCAAGAATATCCCTGAGTTTGTATTGAATGGTTCTCCTGAAATGGCCAGATCTTTCTGGGATGGTTTGTATGATGCTGATGGTGATAAGACAGGTAATATCAGAATCGATCAAAAACATGAAACTACCTGTGCTCAAATTGCTTATTTGGCCACAAAACTTGGTTATAAAGTCAGTATTAATACGCGTATGGATAAACAAAATGTATACAGAATTACTTGTTGTAAGAAATATTCCAAACCTCATCAAAAGATTAAGAAACTATACGAGATTCCTTACTCCGGATACGTCTATGACTTGACAACTGAGAATCATCATTTTCAAGCAGGAATTGGATCCCTAATTGTACACAATACAGATTCAATCTTTGTTCAGTTTCCAACTAAAGATCTTGGTGAATCTATAGAACTAGCTAAACAAGCTGCAGACCGTATTACTTCCTTATGTCGCAAACCGTATAAAATTGAATATGAGAAAACATTCTTTCCATTTATTTTGTTTTGTCGCAAACGTTATATTGGTCTGATGTATGAAGACGATGTAACTAAATGTAAACGTAAATTTATGGGTATTGCATTGAAACGACGAGATTCAGCACCAGTAGTTAAAGATGTTTATGGCGGATGTTTAGATATTCTGCTTGAACAGCGATCTCTGAAAAACGCCCAAGAATTCTTGAAAACATCTTTGGTAACCGTTCTAAAAAATGAAGTTCCTCTGGAAAAGTTTGTTATAACGAAACAGTTACGCGATGATTATAAAAATCCTGATCAAATTGCTCATCGTGTATTAGCAGACAGAATGACAGCCCGAGATCCTGGTAACAAACCACAAGTTGGCGATCGCATTGCTTACGTATATGTAGCTGGTAGATCAGGAAAACAAGGTGACAGAATTGAGAACCTAGATTATGTTCGTGAAAAGAAATTGAAACCAGATACAGAATTCTATATAACAAATCAAATACAAAATCCGGTAGCTCAACTATTTGCATTAGGAATTGAACAGATTACGGGATACATTCCTAAAAAGTATCCTGAATTTCCTGAGTTAGATGAAGAAGAATCTACATTAAAAGTTCTGGCTCTCAAAGAAAAAGAATTGGAGTCTTTGTTGTTTACAGGAGCTTCATATCTACGTAAAGAAAAACGTGGTCCTTTAGATGCATTCTTCCGAAAATAATGTGTATAAATAATGAAAGGTGGACAAAAAGGAATCCTTAAAGGTAGTCGTGTAAAAGTTGATTATGGAACTGGTCCAGCTGTAGAAGGATCAGTTTTTCAATCTACAGCTAAAGGTAATCCAGAAAATACAACTTTATATAAAGTTACATGGGATGATAAAAGAATTTCAGGTTGGATCCCTGAAGATAAAGTTACAGAACTTACAGGTAATCCTCCTGAACCTTCAGGACAAGGAAGAAAAACACGTAAACATAAGCGTAAGACATCTAAACGTAAAAAGACCAATAGAAGATAATGGATGAAATTATTTTACAACTATTACGCGATTCTGTGAATGCCCGAACTCGTGCTCTAGATAGAATTATGTATTGGCAAGATAGATCAGAAATTGCTAGAACAATTTTTGAACAAGAATCAAGATTGATCACTTTAATTGGATCTATAATGAATCGGAATAGACAATTGACATTTACATTTCCAATTAATATGGACTTATCAACTTTAGAAAGTGTTACTGTAGCACCTACTCCTGCTCAGGTTGCTCATGAACTAGTTCCTTTGGAATCTTCTTCACAACAAGCATGTTCAATTTGTCAGGATTCAATTCAGACTGATGGATGTCAACTAAGGGGGTGCCAGCACACTTATCATCGAACGTGTATTCAGACATGGTTTTCGACCAGTGTTCGCTGTCCAGTTTGTCGTAGAGATATCCGAGGGGATCAGGCAAGCCAAACATCTTCTGAGTCTCAATAAACGCTTTTTCACAAGGAGTTCCTGTAGGAGGCAAAATATATTTAGGTAAAGGAGCTGATTGACCATATTGTAAACGATGAAAGACTCGACGCAAGTCATGTTGGCATTCTTTTAAGAGATCGTGGATTCCAGGTATATCAACTTCTTTTGCTGATGGTGGAAAGCATCTCAGAATTTTTACTATATCATTACGTTTCAAGATAGTAGGTGTTTCATTTCCAGTACATATGATAGGTACAGTTCTCAATGGATCTTTAATCCACTCTATAATTTTATTTTGAGCATGAGGATCTGATCCATCTAGTTCATCTAAGATAACACATGTTTTCTTTGTATTTCCCATCAATAATGAATGAATATTTATTGATCCTCTACAGGAATCACGTAGACGATCAACATCTTCATAACTGCGTATACTTGAAGAAGCGTTAATTTCTAAAGGATAGAATCCATAAGTTCTTGCTGAACATAAAGCTAAAGTTGTTTTACCAATTCCGGGTGGACCAGTTAAAAAAATAGATCCTTTGAAATCAGAATTCAAATAAGTTTTCAATTCTTCTTTAATTTCAGAATGTCCAAATACTCCATCTAAATATTCTGGACGATATGATTCCGCGTGCATTATCTAATATCTTGAACTATCTTGTAAGTCCAAGAGAATTCAACATTGACCACTCCAGTTTGTTCCACATGATTTACAAATTGAACATGCTTGAGATAAGGTTGTTATCTTTGACGGATCAAATGAATAACATACAGAGTTGTCTGGTGGCACACATAAAGAACCATTTTTTGTCCAATGATCAGGACATCCTTTCAAATTCAATACAGAAGGTATTACAAGAATCTGAGGATTGAATACAAAACGGTATAAAATCAAAAATAAAATACACCAACCGACTGTCCATACGGCAATAGTCGTATTACTCATTCTTGCTTAGATACAAGAAATGGATGTCGCCAGACATGTCTTTGAAACATTTTTTAAAGATGTAACAAATCCTTTAGTTCGTCATCACCTTGATTCGTTTAAAGACTTCGTTGATACTAAGATCCCTCGCTTTATTAAGGCTTCAAATCCTCTAGAACTTCTTTTAGCTGATGGTCGTAAAGTTGAAGTTTTCATTGGTGGTTTAAATGGAGATCAAATCAAATATCATGTCCCCCAGAATGAAGGTTCAGCCGTATTTCCTCATTCATGTCGTCTAGAGAATCGAACGTATAAATTTGATGTATATACCGATTTCCATATAACCTATATTTATGAAGGTCATAAAGATACTAAAGAATTCAAAGATGTATTTTTGGGAAGTATTCCTTTAATGCTAAAAAGTTCTTTATGCCATCTGTCTTCAATGAACTCTGAAGCTTTGGACTCTGTTCACGAATGTAAATATGAACTAGGTGGATATTTTGTTGTAGACGGTCAAGAACGTGTTCTTCTTACTCAAGAATCTTTAGGTGCTAACATGTTTCATGCTAAAAAACGTAAGACTTTAGTTAAAGAAAAAGTAGCTAGAACAATTACCGAATATGAATCTGAAGCTAAAGTTGAAGGATCAACAAAGGGTGAAGAATATGAATATGTAGCAGGTATCTCATCTACTTCTGAAGATGGTACTCGTGGTCCTTATTCCCATATGGTAACGATTCCTCCTAAACAAAGAATTCCAGATGATGCTGATGATATTCAAAAGGTAGGAGATTGGGCATCTTTTTACACAAAACGTTTAGCTATTATAAAAATACCAGGGTTTTTGCAAGCTGTTCCATTACTTAGTGTGTTCAGAGCATTGGGAATTTCGAATGATAAAGATTTATATGATATTATTTTATTTGGAGTACCTGAATCTCAACGAACTCAATATGATTCTTTATTCCTAACCTTAATCTTATCTCATGAAACATTTTTGAAACAAGAAAGAACTGAAGATATGTCTGATCCTGACTTGGCTCTCTTAGTCAAAGAAACTCGGTCAAAAAGTCAAGGTTCTGTATATTCAAATTTATATTCTAAATTGTTTCCTCATTGTGAACCTCAAGATGAATCTGTTGCTACATTTTATCGCAGAAAGGCTTATCTATTGGGTTTGATGACAAAAATGGCTATGGATATTGATTTAGAAATCTCTACTAATTCTGATCGAGATCATTTTAAGTTTAAACGATTGGCTGCAGCTGGAGATTTATGTTTTGAAGAATTCCGTAGAATCTATAATGATGTGGCTAAAGATTTTATTACGGCAATAGATTCTCGAGTAGAGTTCGAACAAGCTAATTACGCTGGTCGTAAACTTTCTGAACTCTTGCAAGAAGATACGTTGAGACAGAGATACTGGAAATCTACTGAATTTCTTCAGAGATTTTCTAAATCTTTTAAAGGACAATGGGGTGGAGCTGATGGAGTATCTCAGGTTTTAAGTAGATTTTCTTATGTAGGAACTATTGCTCACGTTCGTCGTGTGAATTTAATGATGGATAAAGGAAGTAAAAGTTTAGAAGCACGTAGACTACATTCTAGTTCATGGGGATTTATGTGTCCTGTAGATAATCCTGACGGTGGAAATGTAGGTATGATTAAATCTTTAGCTTTATTGTCAAAAATTAGTACACAAACCGATTCAAAACTTTTGAGAGATCGTTTGAAATCTGAGAAAGAGTTTTTTCCTTTGAGTATTTTGAATCCTGCTACATGGGATCCTAGATGGACAAAGGTTTTTTTAAATGCGGATTTGTTAGGTGTCTACACAGGAAATACTGAATCTTTACATTCTAAACTTATTGATGAACGACGATCTGGAAAAATTGATGTTATGACCTCATTATTTTGGAATCGAACAGGAAATGAATATTTACTCTTTTGTGATGCTGGACGTATTTGTAGACCTGTATATCGTGAAGGAACTAAACCTGATCTAGTTAAAGCGTCATCATCTTGGCAGAAAATCTTGAGTCATATGGATTATATTGATCCTCAAGAATCGGAAGGTCTTTTAATTTCTCGTGAACCGTTCAAGCAAATCCAATCTGAAATTCATGGAACAGCTATTTTATCTCCTTCGGCTTTAATTAATCCATTTGTAGACCATAATCAAGCCCCTAGAAATATGTTTTCTTGTCAACAAGTGAAACAAGCATGTTCGTGGTATAATACGGCATTTTCTAAGCGTTTTGATACAATATCTACTTTGCTTCATACACCACAAAGACCTTTATGTGAAACATGGACTTCTCCTCATATTTTAGGTGGAAACAATTGTATGCCTTATGGCGAAAATACGATTGTAGCAATAGCAATTTATTCTGGATATAATCAAGATGATTCTATTATTTTAAATGAAACTGCATTGAAACGAGGAATGTTTGAAACTTCTTATTATCATTCTTATGATTTCCAAGAAGAATCTTTAAATCAACATTTTAAAGACGGAGAAATTCAAGTTGTAAATTCATCTGAAGTATGTAATCCTGCTATGGATCCAAAATATCGCGATACAGTTATCCTAAGTTCTAAATCAGATTATTCTTTATTAGATTCAGCAGGTGTTATTCGTCTAGGATCACATGTTCAGCCAGATACAGTTTTAGTTGGAATGGTAACTCCACAATTAAATAGTCGTGGTGAAGTTAGTGGATATCATGATACATCAAAAACACCTAAGAGAGGACAGCATGGAATTGTAGATGGAATTTATCGATATACAACACCTGAAGGTCTACAAGGTATTAAGATCAGAGTAGCTGAATCTCGTCTTCCTGTTCCTGGAGATAAATTTAGTGCTCGTCATGGACAAAAAGGTACTTGCGGTATTCGTTTAAAAGAGGAGGATATGCCATTTACTGCTGAAGGTCTAAGACCCGATATGATTATTAATCCATGCGCATTCCCTTCTCGTATGACAATAGGTCAATTTGTTGAATCTATGTCTAATATTCTTGCAGTAGATCTGGGTGTTCTAATTGATGCTACAGCATTCAGTACTCAAAATAGAATCATGGACACAAAAGAGATTATGTTACAATTAGGTTATCATCCTTATGGAAATCAACTTTTGTATAATGGCCAGACCGGTGAACTAATTCAATCTGAAATCTTTATGGGACCAACTTACTATCTGCGATCAAAGTTGATGACCGAAGATAAAATTAATTATAGAAATACAGGACCAGTGACAAAATTAACTCGTCAACCTTTAGAAGGACGTGCTCAAGATGGTGGTCTGCGTATCGGTGAAATGGAGAGAGATGGATTATTATCTCATGGTATGATGGGATTTTTAACAGAATCAATGACTAAAAGATCTGATGGAGCTGAATTCTTATTTCAACCTGAATTAGGAAGATTAGACGCACAAGATGATTATCCAACAACTAAATTATCTATTCCATATTCAATGAGATTATTCTTACAAGAAATGGAATCGTCTCATATTCAACTAAAACTATCTTCCTAAAGTCGGGACCATCTTCTCCTAATCTTTCTTGCTTTAGTCTTTTTTCCCTTATGTCTACGTCTACGTGTACGACGTCCATATCCTTCAAAAGCCTTACCTGTAACACCTTTAGATTCTTCATCCGGACCAATTCGTATAGAACTTTGTTCAAAATCATCTTCTGTTAGCTTTTCATGACATTGTGACATTCGTTTTCTTTCATCTCCCTCTCTTACAGCAACTGGTTTACCGTTTCTAAATAATAAATTATCTTTTAAATGAAGCGAATAACCTTCTGTAAAAAACTTTGAAAATTCGCTATACTGAATCTCAAATGAATTTTTAATATCATCAATAGTTTGTTTATCTATTTTGTTTGATGGATCAAGTTCACTTAAATTTCTCGTTTTTTCTTCCATTATTTCAGCAAATGAAGGTGCTGATCCACCAGCCTCATCCTTTGCTCCATTAATTAATTTATCAAAAAATTCATGTGTACATGGATGTCTTGCTTCTTTAAACAAATCAAATGCTGATTTTTTACCAGATCTAGTAGACCAGTTTTTCTTAATATAAAATTTCAACTTTTCTTTCATTTCAGGCGAAAATGAAACTCCCGGTGCTTCGATTAAAATTTCAGCTTGCTTATCAGTTATAGTGTCTGAAGGTCTTGTAAATTGTGAAATATATGATAACACACTCATTATTATCAATAACGGATTTTATTACAGGCAACATAGAAATGGAAAAGATGGATTCTATGTTCGTCATTAAACGTGATGGCACAAAAGTTCCTGTAAGTTTTGATGAGGTTCTTCGTAGAATCCGTTCACTTTCTGAAGGTTTGGAACATGTGAACCCTGATTTGGTAGCACAAAAGGTATGTTCACAACTTGAAAATAATATGGAAACACGTAAACTAGATGAGTTTGCCGCGGAAACGTGTGCAACTATGCAATCTAGATACCATCCTAATTACGGTACATTGGCTGCCCGAATTGTGATTTCTAATCATCAAAAGAATACTCCGTCATCACTTCTAGAATGCGTTCGCAAATTGGATGTAGATTCTGAGTATGGTTTGCTAGTTGAAACTCATGCCATCGAATATGAACAAATAATTGATTATAAACGTGATTTCATGTTTGATTATTTTGGGTTCAGAACATTACAAAACGGTTATCTTTTGACAGGAGAAAGACCTCAACATTTGTGGATGCGTGTAGCTATTCAACTTCATGGTAATAACTTTGATTTGGTACGTGAAACATATGATGCTTTATCTCAAGGTTATTTCATTCAAGCTACTCCTACTTTGTTTAATGCTGGAAAGCGTAGACCGCAAATGTCTTCATGCTTTCTTCTGACTATGAAAGAAGATTCAATTGATGGAATTTATGATACTCTGAAACAATGTGCGCAAATTTCTAAATGGGCTGGTGGAATTGGGTTGTCAGTTCATACTGTCAGAGCACGTGGAACTAAAATTAAAGGAACAGATGGAGATTCTACAGGACTGGTTCCTATGCTAAAAGTCTTTAATGATACAGCAAAATATGTCAATCAAGGTGGTAAACGTAACGGTTCCTTTGCGATTTATCTAGAACCTTGGCATGCTGATGTTGAAGATTTTCTGAAACTGAAACTCAATCAAGGTGCTGAAGAAGATCGTGCTCGTGATCTCTTTTATGGCATGTGGGTCCCAGATCTGTTCATGAAACGTGTAGAAGAAGATTCTTATTGGACATTGATGTGTCCTCATCAATGTCCTGGTTTGGCTGATAGATGGGGTCCGGAATTTGAAAAACTGTATACATATTATGAATCTTTGGGTAAAGGACGACGTATTAAAGCAAAAGAGATCTGGAAACTGATTATGGATTCTCAAATTCAGACCGGTATGCCTTATTTGTGTTATAAAGACGCTGCTAACTCTAAAAGTAATCAACAGAATTTGGGAACTATTAGGTCATCCAATTTGTGTGTGGCTCCTGAAACTAAAATTAGAGTAAAGAAGGTCATTGGTGATGATAAAGGATATGGTATTCCATATTCGTTTGATTCATATGAGATTTGTGATTTTGAAAATAAAGAAATTGAAATTTGGAATGGTTCAGGATATAGTAAGGTAACTGTCAGGAAAACTGGACATTCACAGAAACTCCTAAAAGTAACTGTTTCTATAAATGGTAACAACAGAGTTCTATACTGCACAGAATATCACAAATTCATTCTACCAACAGATAAAGATATTGCAAAATGCGAGCGTATTGAAGCAAAAGAACTGCAAACAAATACTATTCTTATGGGTTACTATTCTGCTTCTAATGTTTGGACATCTCAAAAAGTAGTTTCTGTAGAATTTGATGGTCGTTATGACGATACATATTGCTTTAATGAACCGCTAAATCACGCAGGAGTCTTTAATGGTATTCTGACCGGAAACTGTACCGAAATCATGGAATATTCTAGTCCTCACGAAACTGCTGTATGTAATTTGGGATCTCTAGCTCTTCCAAAGTTTGTAGAGTTTAATTGTTATTATGAAACATATACATTCAACTTTGAAAAGTTGAGAGAATATACACGAATTCTCGCACGTAATTTGGATATTGTGATTGACAAAAATTATTATCCTACAGAGGAAACTCGTAGATCAAATATGCGTCATCGTCCTATTGGAATTGGTGTTCAAGGTTTGGCAGATGTATTTGCTAAAATGAAACTAGCATGGGGATCTCAAAAGGCAAATGAACTAAATAGAGAAATCTTTGAAAATATTTATTTTGCAGCCTTGTCCGAATCAACACAACGTGCTTATGATCTAAGTGAATTCACACATATGGGAATGACTGAACCAGGTTCTTATTCTTCCTTTTATGGATCTCCAGTATCTAAAGGAATCTTTCAACCAGATATGTGGAATGATCAACCAAGAAAAACTCCATATCTAGATTGGGATTCTTTGAAGAAAAATGCTAAGACAGGTATTCGTAATTCCTTGTTAATAGCACCAATGCCAACAGCATCTACATCGCAAATCTTGGGAAATAATGAATGTATGGAACCATTTACATCTAATATGTACACCCGCCGTGTTTTGGCAGGAGATTTTATGGTCGTAAATAAATATCTTGTTGAAGATCTAGTTAGAATGAATATGTGGACATCGGAAATCAGAAATTCTATTATTGCCAATAATGGTTCAATTCAAAATATTCCAGAAATCCCGGGAGAACTCAAATCTATTTACAAGACAGTCTGGGAAATTCCTCAGAAGGTTCTTATTGATATGGCTAGAGATAGAGCACCGTTTATTTGTCAGTCACAGTCACTAAATTTGTTTCTCAGCGATGCTTCATATTCGAAACTCACGTCCATGCATTTCTATGCGTGGAAGTCAGGATTGAAAACTGGTTGTTATTATCTGCGTACAAAAGGCGCCGCGTCTGCCCAAAAATTTACTGTTGAACCTTGTTTGACATGTTCAGCATAAATTTTCTTCTTAGAAGAACATAAAACAAATGGTCGAACTTTCAACTGTAGGTACCTCCTATGCTCCTCTCCCAATTGGCGGTCGTCGTCGTTCTGCCAAGAAACTTCGTCTAGTGAAGAAGAAGACTGTACGTCGTATGCTAGCCAAGCAAGGCTTAAAGATGCGTGGTGGTGGACCCGTAGAAGGTGCTCCTGAAGCTGCCAAGACCGCTCCAGCACCTGCTATGGGAGGACGTCGTCACCGTAAGAGTCACCGTAAACACCACAAGAGCCACCGCCGTGGAAAGTCTTTATTCGGAATGCGTTTTTAAGTCTTCACCAATCTGACTAACTAAAGCGTATAACTTTTCATTGAATCCATAATGACATCCATTAGGTTCACCTTGAGGAGTTTTTCTTGAAGAAGAATTCTTAGAATGAACAAGGGAAACGATAACCTCTTGCGGAGAGATTTCCCGACACATATGTTCGCGACCACGAATAAATGTTTCGGCTTCTCCAATATTTTCAGTAAACGGACAATCTTTCCAAAACTGTTTTGTAAAACCTAAAGTAGCTTCGGAAACACGTTGACACATAGGTAACGTTATTGGAGGAACATTCATAAATGAGGTATACTTTTCAATATCGTAGCAGGGAATGATAGTAGTAAACACACACTCTTTTTCAGGTTTACGTTTCATCATAGCTACTCGTTGAAGAACACTATTATTAGGATATACATCATCGTCATCCATAAATACTATAGTATCATACATTGCATTCTGTACACCAATATTTCTCTTTTCTGCAATACCTGTTTTTTCAGTTAATCGAACATATTTAACATTTGGAATACCCATTAATTCTTCTTCGATAGATTCACCATCATCAACAATAACCCATTCTAATTTATCTTCAGGATAAGATTGAATCAAATAAGAATATTTAGCCAAAGGTATAAATTCCTTGCGATTATAAGTCAACGTGATAATGGATACATCAGGTAAATCTTTTTCATCCAATAAAAGTTTAGAAGCATCAAATTCAGGAACTACAGGGCATTTAAAAGAAGAAATAAAAGTAGCATGACGTTTTTCATATAAAGTTCTCATATATTCAGAAATCTTCTTGCGTTCAGATTTAGATCGTTCCATCCATTCCTGAAGACATTCACGTACTGAAACTGATGACGTATCTACAAGTTCACATAAACATTCCGGATGATCGATTTTTTGATGAACTGATCCCCAAAGAACATCTAGTGAATTATTCGTCATTTCTTGAAAAGGTTTAATTGGCGAAAGCAAAAGGTTACATCCTGCTGACATAGCTTCATTTACAGCATGACCGAATCCTTCACAATTAGATAAACAAATTGCTAGACCACATTCATGAAGAAGTTTATCATAATCAGATTCAATCATTGTATCGTACAAAGTTACTTTATAACCCAATTCAGGTGGAACATAAAATTGAACTTGTTGTTCATTGCGAGGAATATGAAGTTCAGGTAGTTTAGTAAATAGATCAGGATCTGTTTTGAAAATATCATAATAAGCTTTAATTACTGGTTTAGGATTACGATATGGATTCTTCCCTACAAGAACAATTGCTTTGGAATAGTTTTTCTTAGGTTCATAAATCTTATCAATAGATGTCCATCCAATATATTGAACTTTTTTTGTAAATTCTGAAAAGATTTCTTCTGCTTCACGAGTTTTTACCCAAATAGAGTCCATCATAGGAATATAAGAAATCCATGTTTGGTATGTCCAATCAGGATTAGGAATCCATATATTATATCCTGCGTAGGAGAGCAAACAAGGATTCACAATCTCCAAAAAAATATTAATTTCTGCTTCAGCACATTCTGGTTGATTTGAAGTAACACGCTGGATTACAAGATCATCACCAAACTGATTTGCTAAAAGACCTCGAAGCAAAGAAGCATCCTGATTTAATCCTGCACTCCCAAAATTACCAATTAAGTTAATTCGCATTTTTAATAGGTATGCTACTACCTACTAAATAAGAAGTTAACGCGTCATGAAATTTAAAACTATTTTTTAGGAGACACATAATGGAGTTGATCAAATATAAAGATACTCTTTATGGCAAACTTAATTCTGATTTATTTATTTGGGATTCTACATGGGAATCATTTCGTCCAATTTCTAAAATCGGATGGAATGGGTCTGTTGTGACACATGTAGATCTTTACAAAAATGATCTTTTAGATCCATGGTATGGATTCGGATCTCTTGAAATGCGCGAAAAATGTTGTGAATTAACTGAAACGGTTGAACTTAGTGAATACGGAACTGATATTTCTAAACTTTTTACTCAATCAGAATGGTTACGTGACAGAAAAATTCCGTTGTTACCATGTACACCTCGTGACGGAAAAACATGGACTCGTTACCTGAACACCATGAATTTACGTAGAAAAACTATACGTCGCGAATGTTTACGTAAAACTAAAAAGGTTTTACCCTCTAACTAATTAATATGAATTAAGACTTCTAAAATAATTTGCACATGTCTCAAACCAGACTGCTTTTCTTTCAGACTTAGTTGATTTAGCGCGAAGAGTATAGTACTTAGTCATAAGTCTGTAATAACGAAAGTCTGCTATCTGAATCTTATAAATACTATCACCTTCAAGTGTCCATGACCATACTTCTCCACGACGAACGTTGTATAAAGAAGCAAGAGCTCTCAATAAATAAGCTTTAACTGACGACTTTGGCATTCATTACCAACTGTTTAATTATGAGTTTTAAATCCATTTTAAGCGTTCTTAGGAATGCGGTAAGTTGGTGGTTTATGGTAGGTTACTTCTGCTAATGATAGTTTAGAAGGGTGATCAATATTTGGGTTACCGCGATGGCTTTCAATATACTTGGTTCTTGCAACAAGACCACCAATTTTTCCTGGACGACCAAATTTACCATCAGCAGAAACTTGTAAGCCCATAACTGAAGTTCTGAAATCTGCTTTTACAGGACGAGAATTTAAGTTTCCATGAGGAATTACTTTTACTGTATGATTAGATGTTGTCGTAGAACATAAGATAGTATTTTGTCCACCATAATGAGTTCCTAAAGCACCATTCCATGCTTCACGAGATTGTACACCTACACGATCCAATTCTGGATTGCGTACAACTAGTTGAGTATTACCCTGAGGTCTAAATAAGTTACAAGGTTGTGTGTATCCTGTATTCAATCCTCCATAATCAGTACCGTTAAAATCTCCACCCTGTTTACCATCAAAGTTAACACCTTGATTAATTACTAAAGAAGGTGCTGGAGTTGCCCATACACATTGACCATTGGCATTAATTGGTCTAGTTTGAAAAGTTTTAACTGAAGAAAATCTATTTTTATCTTCAGCAACAGATCTAGCTCCGAGAGTCATAGTATATAATGATGCGTCTTGTACACGTCCACCAGCTCCAGATCCTACAGATTTAATAGGCATCTTTGATGTACTAGGATTAGGAATAAATGGATCAGATTGATTATTAATGACGTGATTTGTAGAGCCTTGGATCCAAGATGCTCCTAGCTTTGTACGTTGAATATAATTAGAAGCATCACCTAATGCCATTCTACGATCAAAAATCTTTGGCTGATTAAGTTCTCTAGTTCGTAAATAATCGGCATACGACATCTTTGTGTTCTATCAGGATTTTATTAAAGGTCAACATGAGTCAACAAATGTCGTCGACAACAAGTTCTGGTAACTCCAAGTTCATCTAAAGCTTTTCCATGGGCCGATTTTGTTGTAGTTTGTGTCAGATATGTCAATTTTTCATCTTTAGTTAGTTCTCGAACTTTTTCAAGATAAGCTAGCCATTTACCAGCCAAAACATTATTACACGATACACAACGAATAGGAATAATCATTTTGTAATTCTTTTATTAGAATAGCTCTAATCCATTTTCGATGCTCTAAACAAAGGAATGAAAGATACAATTCTTGCTTCGGGCATGGCCTTGTTTTTTGGAATAGTTCTCTTAATGAAATGGAGATTTCATGCTGGGTTACAAGCTTTATCTACGTTTGGTCGCCCTGCCGCATCAATCTTTATTCTTGGATGTGTAGTAGCTTTATTTTATAAAGGATTTCCTTTAAGCGGGCTTGTTTCTGCTCTCTTATCCGTTTACCTTTTAAAAACTGTTTGGACAACCTGGCCTCATTCAGATGAAAAACGTTTGTTTCATGAAATGGGACGCGATCAAGCAAGATGGCATACAATTGATACCCAATTTGCTGATAAAACCGCTGTTCACGATTCTCCACATTTTGCAGCACCTCCTGAAGCTTTTCCTGAAACATTAGTCTTTCCTCCAACATCTCAAACTTTACACGAAATGTGCGGATAGAGGGAACCTACCAAATTACAGATAATTCAGAACAGGACCAATATTCAGATCCACCTCCAGGAAGACGACGATGAATAATAAATGGCAATTTACGTTCCAATATTTCACGTTTTGCCAAATTCCAAATAAACTGTGAACTTGCAGTATCCAAACCTTTTAGATCAGCTAGAGGTTTAGATCCTTCAGCCAATTGTTGTGCTCGTGTACCAAGCAAGACTGTATATTCATACTTTGAATAATAAGGCAATGTCTTACGTGTTTGGGCTAAAGATTCAGTAATTTCATCACGATGTACTGGAATAACTTCAGGGTGCAAAATACGAGATGATTCGCGTAGGACTTCCATGTTTATCCTTATAGTGTAGCTAAGACTTAGATTCGTTTTACACGAAAACGGAAAAAAAATAATTATGAGTATTTTATATTAAAAGATGAAACGACGTGACGTTATAGGAATTAAATTTCTGCGACCAGCTAAACCTACACAGGTAATAGAGGCTTCAGGTATAGAATTAACCGTAAAAAAACAAAAGTTGAATCCTCCAGATCAATCTAAAGATATACCTAGAATTTCTAGGTAGCTTGAGCGTTTTGTTTCCAAGTTGTATCGCAATTAGCACATTGGTACATCCAAATAACATTTTGCCGATCGATTTTTACTCCTACTACATCTGCTTTAGTTCCGGATCTAGAAGGACATTCTGGAGCAGGACATTGAATTTCTGTGAATCTAGGCAAAGTAGGATCATGTTTCAAATAAGGATTCAAGACAAGTTTTGCTGAAGTATCTTCTCTCAAAACATGTTCGTAGACTACCGGATGATCTGGACTAATTTTTTCTGTATATTCGCATTTACGGCAATTTTGGACAGCATGACCAGATTCTTCTTCAATAGAATACAAAACGTTTTTGCATTCAGGACAGAACTTCATTTGTTTACTGGTTCAGAAGAATAGGTAAATCGATCCATTTTCAAAAACGGACTGATCTAAGAATTAACTATAAATATTAAAATGAAGGCAATCAGTCTGTTTTCGGGTGCTGGTGGAGATTCTATTGGTTTAGAACATGCTGGTCTAAATGTGACAGCATTTTCTGAATTTAATCGCGATGCTGTACAAACACATTTGGAAGCATTTCACAACTGTAAATGGTTAGGTTCTGCAGTAAAAGGAGATATAACAAAAATACCCGATTCTGAATTTCAGTTCGAAAATATTAAACTAATCTTCGCAGGATTTCCTTGCCAAGGATTCTCAAATGCAGGTAAGAAAGATGTATCAGATCCAAGAAATAAATTATTTTACGAATTTCTTCGTGTTGTAAAACTAGTTCAACCAGAATGGATTATGGGAGAAAATGTATCAGGTCTTCTTACTCGTAAAACTGATGATGGGAAATCTAAGGTTATTGATGTAATACAACAAGAATTTGCCTCAATTGGATACAATCTATCATGTAAAGTGTATGATGTTTCACAAGCAGGAGTATCTCAATCTAGAAAACGTCTTCTTCTAATTGGAAATCGTCTCAGAATTCCTTTTGCTATGCCTGAATTTAATTTGCCGAAGCAAGGAATTCGTCATTATATTGAAGAATCATTAGATGGAGCTCTGGAAACTTCACTGGATCCTCCACCAGAATGTGTCTTTCCGATTAGGGAAGATATGGAAATATCTGGAACTCCACACTCTTATCTTCTTCTCAAACATCCTGATTTGATCTCATTCACAAAGCGCATATCACCACACCACTCTGAAATATTGGATCTGAATAAGCCATCTAAAACTATTATTTGTGCGTATTCTTTTCAACCAAGATTGTACGTCTGTTTGAAAAAATCGTCTGGAAAAAAGTATGTACGTTGTTTGCTAAATTCCGAACTAGCACAAATACAAGGATTTCCTAAAGATCATCCTTTTAAAGGTTCTGATTCATCAATTAAAAAACAGATTGGTAATGCTGTTCCATCTAAAATAGTGGAACTTCTTACTAGATCTATTCTAGAAATTTGATAACATCTTGAAAATTCTTATTAGAAAATTCATCAGTAAATCTATCACAAGAGTACTGATTTGCCTGACGAGAATAAAGTCTTAGGTTACCAACTTTTTTATCTAGAGCATTCAATTGTTTTATTATGCGACGTCTTTCAATGATCGCAGTATTCTCTTCCTCAGAATAAGAATATTGACCAAGACCTATGTAGATTTGGTCACTTTTCTTCAGAACATAATTTATAATGTAAATATTATCATTTTCATACCACCCATCATTCCAATAAAATGTTTTTCCTTTAGTTGACTTTAGATCAAACTTATAGTTCTTTCCATTATAGAAAACTTTAAAATCAGGACTACGCTGTGTTCCACTGGGTTGATAATAGAAATGAGGTTCAGCAATAGGATGTTCATCCTTTAGCAACATCTTAAAATTATAATCTAATAATAGTTTAGCAAAACATATTTCTTGTTCTTGTGGTTTATTTCCTTTACCTCTTTTTAACAAATTCTTTACATCTGGAAAATCTTGTCTGAGCAACTTTGGTGTTGTTTTAATACAAGTTAATATATACCGTATCATCATTTAAAAGTATTAATAATCAATTAAAAATTTCCGTTTCTTGGAAAACGAATTAAGGCAAAATTAATGTCTCGCCAGTAAATTACGCCATGGACGGACCGATGAATCTACAGAGATTCCTTATGGCGAACAGTTCTACGACCACTTTTACCCATACAGGACTAAAAGGTGGTAAATACTGGATTCCAGATGATAAACTTGACCAATTTTATGATCTGTATTCTGAATGGATTCTGGATGGACATCCTGCTTTCCTTGTAGAAAAAAATACTAAGATTGGATCTTTGAGAGTTGATTTTGATTTCGTCTATGAACCTGTAGTAAAAACACATCAGCATACGCGTGATCAAGTTGTATCATTTTGTAAGGCATACATGGCTCAGGTTTCTGAGTACCTGGAACTGCCTCCATCTGTAGATATCTATATCATGGAAAAGCGCAAGCCTACATTTGATGAAAAGCGTAACCGAATGAAATCAGGAATCCATATCGTGGTTCCTTCTTTGGGAACAACTACAGCTGTGGAACAAAGTATTCGCAGAACTCTATTGAAAACTATGGATACTTATTTCACTGGTCTACCGCTACAAGACAAGTGGGATAAAGTTTATGACGAAGGTGTTGTCAAGCGTTCAGCAAATTGGATGTTATATGGATCAAAAAAAGGCGAAGAAGAATCTCTGCCTTATATGATTTCCTATATACTGAATTACTCTGATGGAGAACTTAAACTGAATACTGAAGTTCCACAAATAACTTCAAAACTAGTTAAACTTCTTTCTGTACGTAAACAAGATTCTGAAGAAACTCCTTTGACTTCTAAAGCACGTGAAATTTATACAGCCGGTCAAGAACCTGTAATTTCAGGTGGTCGTGCTGTAACACCAGCGCGTGGAAGACCAGCACAACGTGAACCTGGATCTCGCGCATCTTCTCCACACGGAAGAGGTATTCGTGCTATTGATCCAGATTATAAAGATTATTTGAAAGCTCATGTAATGAATTTGAACTCTGAACGTTCTTCTGAATATCAGTCATGGTTGAATGTAGGTATTTGTCTACATAATATCCATCCTGATCTTCAAGATATCTTTCTAGATTTCAGTTCTCAAAATACTGATAAGTATAATGAAGCAGATTGTATCCAGAAATGGAACACGATTAATTTCAGAAATGATGGCGATCGTCTAGGTATTAATTCATTGTATTATTGGTCTCGTACCGATAATCCTGAAGGTTACCTTACTATTGAGAATTCAAATGTAAATCGTCTAATTGAACAAGCATGTTCAGGCACAGAACATGACGTGGCTAAAGTCGTAAACGCAAAATTTCGTGATCTATATAAGTGCTGTGATTTCGGAAAGAATGCATGGTATAGATGGGCCGGACATATTTGGACAGAAACAGATTCAGGTGTAGACCTTCAAATCCGTCTGTCTTCTGAAATTGCGTCTCTATTCTTTGGAAAGATGAATAGTATTGGACGTGATATGGAAGAACGTAATTTAATGCGATGTGTATCCATTGAATCTAAATCCGATTGTGGAATTTGCGAATATTGTAAACTAGAATCTCAACGTATGGGTCTGAACAAGATCTATACTAAACTAAAAACTACAACATTCAAAAACAATGTGATGCGTGAATGTCGTGAACTATTCTTTGATGAACAATTCACGAAAAAGATTGATTCCAATAAAGAACTAATTGCTTTCAATAATGGCGTTCTAGATTTGACTACATTTGAGTTCCGTGATGGAAAGCCTGATGATTATATGAGCTTCAGTACTGGAGTAGATTATGATCCTGATAGAGATTTTAGATCTTATTCCGCATGGGCACAAATTGAATTATTTCTCAATCAAGTTCTTCCAGATCCTGAAGTCCGTTCATATTTCATGAAACATTTATCTACATGCCTAGTAGGTGGAAATAAAGCACAGAAATTTCATATTTTGACCGGTTCCGGTTCAAATGGTAAATCTATGCTGATGAATTTGACAGCTAAAGCTTTGGGTGATTATGCGGCTGTAGTTCCTATTTCATTGTTCACACAAAAACGTGGGAAATCTGGTGCGGCAGCTCCTGAAGTAATCAGGCTAAAAGGAAGGAGATTTGTAACTATGCAAGAACCTGATGAACGTATTGCTCTAAATACTGGTCTAATGAAAGAAATTTGTTCTTGCGAAAAGATGTATGCTCGTGATCTATTCAAGTCTGGTACAGAATTTGAAGTTCAAGCTAAGTTTCATTTGGCTTGTAACGATAAGCCTGAAATCAATTCAACTGATGGCGGTACTTGGCGTCGTCTAATGGTCATCAACTTTACTTCTAAGTTTGTTGAAAAACCAAGTGAAACCTTTCACTATCCAATTGATGAAACAATTCAACATGCTGTCAATTCTGTAGACTGGGCCACACCTTTTCTCAGTTACTTGATCTCTACATTCAAGAGTGGACATGGGTTTCATAAACTGGTTCCTCCTGGAAAAGTTATGGAATACACTACTGACTACAGAAATGATAATGATGGTATTGCTCGTTTCATTACAGAAAAGATTGGTTCTTCTGAAGAAGAGACTTTCGTATCTAAAGAAATGTTGAGATCAGCATTCAAGCAATGGAAGATTCAGAACGAGCAGATGTCTCTGACTCCTTCTGATCTGGAAAAAAGAATTGTGGAATTGTATGGTAAATATTCTAAAGGCGGTTGGGCAACATTCAGGATTTTGGATGCTTAACGACGATGAGTTCGATGTCTTCGGCGTTTACCACCTAACATGGTATCACCCTTAGCAGTTTTAAAAAGACGACGCATATCTTTAGGAGAAGCTGGATCATATCCAACATGCTTTTTTAATCGGCGTCCAGCAGTTTGAGCCATTTGTTGAGTATCTTTGACTGCTTCTTTTAATGGTTCTGGAAGTGGAGCTGCAGCCGGAGCTGGAGATCCCCATGAAGTAAACCATTTGGCAGTTGATTGTAATGGTCCAGGACCACTTTCATCAGACGTAAACCAACCACCACCTTTTTTACCTCTAGTTTTTCTATGACGAGGCATTTACTTTACGCAGAGAAGATATCCGCACGCCTCTGGGAGCCTATCTGCGACCAGCTACTGGAACATACTCTTTTAAATAAGGGAGAGCAAATGATACAACCATGAACACAATTGCTAAATTCACACCTTGAACTAAGAGATCACCGATATTTAACTTGATTCCACCAATTTGAACAACTAATTTTGCTACATCTCCATCAGCCGAAGCCAGAGGAGATAACAGAGGTAAAACTATATCACGAATAACAGCGTTAAAAAATTTAGTTAAGGACATACCCACATAAATAGCAACAGCAAACGTAATTAGTTGATTATCTCCCATTTAATATAATGGACACAAAATTCTGGGGTCCGTCAGGATGGAAAATGCTACACTTAATTACATTTGAACGAGGATCTATAGCTAAAAAAAAGAAATTGTTTTCAGTTTTAGGAGAAGTACTTCCCTGCAAATATTGTCGTCAATCTACTCGTGAATTTATACACGACGAACCTCCTCAAAATAATTTAGCGTTATGGTTATATGACCTTCATAAAAAAGTTAATACGAAATTAGATTCTCAAGGTTTACATCCTGCTCCAAATCCGGGATTCTCGCAAGTTATAAAGTATTATCGCGAAGAACTAAAAACTGTTCATTTACCAGGTGTACCTTTCTTGCTTTCTATGGCATATAATTACGATTCAGAAACACATTCTCGTGAAGCTCATCAACAATTTTGGGAAGCTTTAAAAGACTTATATCCTAAACAAGGATTACCTAGAATTCCTGAAATTCATGATTGTTATTTTCGAGATGTTTATGAAATTTTAGTTGAGATGGGATTTTCTGGAACTTATTCTGAAACTTTACATGCTGTAGCAAAGCATAAAAGTTTTTGCGCAAAAAAAACCTTTAGAGGTCGTACATGTCGTAAACCTAGAAAACGGTAATTGCCTTTGTATGTTCAATTTCTCGTTTATTATCACGAATATGTTGAATAATACGGTACATTACTGTTAACAAATCAGGACCTGCATCTCTCGCAAGTTCTGTAAATTTTTGTATTGTTATCCATTTAATTCTGTTTATTGACAAGATAAGTTGATTTCGAGGTTCTAGAAACTTTTCAAATGTCCAAATCATTAATTCTTCATTCTTTTCTGAAGAATTGACTTTTGCTATTAAAGATGATAGAAATGACGAAGATACATGTATATCATGTAATTCAATCTGTTCTTTAGTTAACTTTCTAGATTCACGAGATTTTGAAAATATTCTGTTCATTGAAATGCGAGTTTCGTAATCCATATATGTAAACAGATGTTTCCATATATGAATATTTTGTTGGATTAATTCCATTCTATACATTCCTACAACTTATATTTAATTTTTCCGTTTTAAGACATTTTTTTATAGAATACAAATGACCTGTGCAATTTGTTGGGATACAATGGATATGAAAGAATATCAAGATGAAAAAGAATCTACAGAAACATGTTTTAAACTAGAATGTGATCACGCATTTCATACTAAATGTATTATGGAATGTCTACTAAAATCTAAACACGCATGTCCACTATGTAATAAAGATAAAGATCCAATTGAACAATTAGAAGTCGCGGGATTAGCACGTAAATTTTTCATGCAGGCTGTTAGAGATCCTGATGTTTTAGCTTTTCGTAAAGAGTTTAATTTAGCAACACGAGAATATCAATCAAAACTGCGTGAACACAGACAAAAATCTAAAGAAGCCATTCAGAAAATAACTGATGAATTGAACTTAAAAGAATACCGTTCCTATTATTTAAAAAGTTTAGATACTGTCAAAAAAGCAATTAAACGTAAAGTGGATGAAATGGGACCTAAATATATTGGAGCTGCATTATTTAAAAAAGAACGATGGGATGCTCCATTGATCGAAAGTTTATTGATTCCAGGATATCGACAATTTCGATGGAGATATTATCGAATGAAAAATCCTCGTTTTAGTACTCAAATTTTTACCTCGAAAGTTAAGAAATGAACTGGTTACTTCCAGTAGTAGTAGGAACAACAGCTATGATTTACATTCATTCATTTAATCGTATTTTTAAACTTTATGAAAAATCAGAGCGTACTCTGACACTAGATAAAGTATTCAACACGCCAATCTGAATCCACAAAATGTTCCATAATTAAAAGGGCTTCTTCTTCCGTATAACAATAATCAGTAACTTCTTCATCTTCAGGATTGAAGACGTTAGTGAAACGGATACGATATAGTTGCATTATATACAATGTTATAAACTATAAAATTTTTATTCGTTTTTCCCTGAATACATGTAAAGATGTTTGATGATGAAACATTGAAACAATTTAGAAAAGCTTATAATTCTGAACATCCTCATGAACAACCTATTGGAGAACAGAATATCTGGAATTCTTTGAAATCAAGATTTCATAAAAAGTGTAAAGCCGGAAAAACGTCTTGTATTGTATCACATTTGTTAACAAGACCAAAAGCTCCAGATTCATGGATAACAAAACCTGAAGATTGGTTATCATCTACTGATATTGAAAATGTAGAACATGGTTTTGAAAAGTTATTTCCTAAATATAAATTTTTAGGTTGTATTCCTATTGATTTTGATTTAAAATCTCAATCTGGCCAATGTTTAGTTAATACTTTATGTTCATTAAAAGTTGCGGATCTACATAAAAAATATAATCAGGTTGGAATTGTATTTAATACCGATAAGCACGATGGACCTGGAAAACATTGGTTTGCTTTATTTGCTGATATCGATGAATCATTAAAATATCCTCGCGTAACCTATTTTGATTCTTATGCTACTGAACCCGAGAAAGAGATTAACATTTTGATGACACGATGGAAAGATGAGATTGATCAAATGGGTCTAGGCAAAACTGAACTTACTAAGAACACAACTCGTCATCAATATAAAGATTCTGAATGTGGAGTGTATTCTGTATACTTTCATTATTGTTGTCTTCTAGGTATTCCTATGGATGAACGTATTCCTGATGAAATAATAAATAAATTTCGCAAACTTCTTTTTAAGGTAGGATAAATAATGGAAGAAACAGGCATATTAAGAAAATATGGTCCTCCTTTATTTATTCTTTTGATGATTGGTATTGCTGTATTAATCCTTTATCGTACTTTAGCAGGATCAGATATGGCAACCTTAAAACGTGCTTCTCTAACTATGGGAACTTATGGACAGGTAACTGATCTAGTCCCTCTAGGATGTCCTACCGGAGATGATACACGTTTATGCGATTATTATATTGCTAGTTCATCATACTCTGTATTTCCCAGTTCTTATGTTTATGATTATATTTCTGATGGTGTTTTACCTTTAGTTATTAAAGCAGGTGCTAGATTAGTAGAACTAGATATTTATTCTGATACAGATGGAAAACCTGTTGTTGGTCTTAAAAATGAAAGTTTGGGATATGATTATGCTAAGAATTCTGTATCTTTTGAATCATGTTGTGTATCTATAGCGAATACAGCATTTAATAAAGTAGAAACTAAAACAGCTTCTGATCCATTTGTGTTAAGTTTGATGTTTCACACAAAACAAACAAATACTATCCAAGCATGTGCTGAAATCTTGAAACAAACCTTGGCAGGATACTTTTTGCCGCCTCAATATGCTTATGAAGGTCAAGGAAAACTCAATTTAGCTACAGAACCTATCTGTAACTTAGCAGGAAAACTTGTTATTGTTTCAGGCCCTGAAGTAAAAAATATTACTGAAATGCATGAACTTATAAATTTATCATGGGGATCTTCTAATCTGAGACGTTTATCATTTATGAATGCTTCACAACCTTATGATCATGAAGAATTAATTGATTCTAATAGAAGAGCGATTACTATGGTCATTCCTGATGCCGATCCTGATTTAAAAAATAGTAATCCTACTGTGTTATTCGGATACGGATGTCAATGGATTATGATGAATTATGGATCTTTAGACGCAATGATGGAGATCTATGTAGGTAAGTTTCAGCAAGGAAGTGTTCTTGCTAAACCAGCATACTTGAGATATAAACCGATCGTCTACAAGAAGCCCGCACTCCCTCCTCCTGAACATTCTTTTCAACCTATGGCAGCATCATCTCCTATCTATGACCATAATCCAAAAACTGGAGATAAATCTATTGTATTCTAGTTAGTCATGGTGAGTATTTTCCCGCGTTTAAATAAAATGGCCAACAAGTGGATTACGCACATCAAGAAAACGATGAAACAGATGAAGGCTCGTGGTACCTACAAGAAAGGTATGGGTCTAAAACAAGTCATCAAGGAAGCCAAGAAGTCTTGGCATAAAGTGAAAAGTGGTGGTGGTGAGGATGGGTCTTCCTCTGAAGAAGAGGAAGCAAAGAAAGAAGAGAAGGAGGAGGTAATGACTCAACCTGAAGGTGGACGTCGTCGTCGCAAACATGGTAAAACCCATAGACGTCGTAAGCACTAAAAAATTATGCGTATGAACATATAAATGGGAGGTGGTCTTCTACAATTGGTAGCTTACGGAGCTCAAGACGCGTATATTTCCGGGAATCCCCAGATCACGTTTTGGAAGGGTCTTTATAAACGACACACCAATTTTGCTATGGAGGCATTTCGTATCAACTTTAATGGCGAACCTAACTGGGGAACTAAACAAACTGCTATCATCAACAGATACGCAGATTTAATGTTTTCTACATATGTTCAACTAGAACTTCCTACCAATGATACGGCAGGAAGTCCGGCACTCTGGAATCACGGTGGACGTGATCCACAGGGTCAAGTAGGTGATGATGCTGCTGGTAAAAATAATCAGTACGCAACTCAACAACAATTTGTTGCTCTTGGTTATAATTTTATTAATCATGTAGAGCTAGATATTGGTGGTCAAATTATTGATCGCTTATATTCTGAATACATGTTTTTATGGTCAGTTCTGACTTCAGAGTACATTAAGACTGCTAAATTATCTGACATGCTTTCTAATGAAAAGTATAATCCAACCGCATTAACCTTTTCTGCTTCTGTAGGTTGTTCTACTGGGTTTGCTCGTCAATCTATGCCTAACGTTCTATACATTCCTCTCATGTTTTTCTTTACTAGAAATCCCGGAACTGCTTTGCCTTTGATTGCCCTACAATATCATGAAGTTAAGATCAATGTATTCTGGAAAACTCCTCAAGAAATTACTGGTGATTATACAGTAGGTGTTCAAAATTTTCCTCAAGCTACGTCAGCTGCGCTCTATGTTGATTACATTTACCTAGATACGGATGAGCGTAGACGTTTTGCTCAACAGAGTCACGAATATCTAATTGAACAAGTACAATTTAACGAAGATGTAGGTATCAGCTCCGCATCTCAACGTATTGATTTAACCTTTAATCACCCTGTAAAAGAACTCATCTGGGTTGTACAACCTACTTGCTATACCAATTGTAAGTCTACGCCAAAAGTAGCAAGAGATTCTAATAACACACCTAATAATGGATCTTATCCAGGTGCATTTGTTACAGGGGGTGATAAACGTTTATTACCTTTTGTGTATGATCAACCTGCAGTATTTGAACAACTTTTACAAATTAATGGTCAAGACCGTCTAGAGAGACGTTATGGTGATTATTTTAACAAAGTTCAACCGTTTCAACACCATACCGGTATGGCCGCAGGACCTGGTGTATATTGCTATTCTTTTGCTGTAAAACCTGAAGAACACCAACCTTCTGGAACTTGTAACTTTTCTCGAATTGATACTGCTACCTTAGTTCTAACTATGGACGGATCTGTACTTGTTGATCAAGGCACTGATGATACTTGGGACGTTCGTGTATACGCTGTGAATTACAACGTTCTTCGCGTTATGTCTGGTATGGGAGGATTAGCATTCTCCAATTAATAAACTATATATAAAACGCTTATGTTAGAACTTCAAAAGGAAACTTCTTAGATAAAGGTAAAAAATGCCTTCTAAAACTCTCAAACGAGGATCTAGAAGACAAGTGTGGACCGGAAAAGCTGAAATGACAGCAGGAGGATTACGTAAAGAAGATTTAGATAAAAATAAGAGAGGACGTATTGTTTCCATCAAAAAATGTCATACAATGAAAAAGACTTATAAAGGATCTGATTCCGAAGATGAAGAAGAACAATCCATTGTGACTGAAAAAGAGCCTAAGAAGGAGTCTAAAGACGGTGAAAAGGAGCCTAAGAAGGCGACTGGATTCTGGAATACGTTGTTTGAGTGACTTTAACGAACGTAAGCTTGAATAAAGAAATGTATTCAGTGGAAGCAAAAACTGTTCAGACTGGTGCTGTCAGAACTTTAGTTGAAGCTTTGAAATCTATTCTTGTTGAGATGTCATTGCTGTTTGATAAAGATGGAATCAAAATGATTGCTATGGATAATACTCGCACTGTTCTTGTTCATTTGAGATTGCACGCAGATAAGTTTGAGAAATATGATTATAACCATACATCTCCAAAATTTATTATTGGTGTAAATACTGATCATCTCTACCGTATTGTAAGAACTGCTACTAATGATGATATTCTTTCTTTTTATGTCGAAAAAGACGATCCTAATTCTCTAGGTATTATTATGGAAAATTCCGAGAAGAAACAGATTCACAAATACAAATTGAATTTGCTTGATCGTGATGAACCTGATCTTCAACTTCCTGATACTGAATTCAGTACCCGAATCACAATGCCTTCAACTGATTTCCAAAAGATTTGTCGTGATATGACTTTATTGTCAGCAAAAACTATTGAAATTACGAATGTAGGTAATTCTCTTTCTTTTACCTGTAAAGGACATTTTGCTTCCAGATCAACAACTATGGGAGATAATGATTTCAATATTCAGAAGAAGTCATCTGAAATCATTAGTGAGCATTTTTCTTTGCCACATCTAGTTCTGTTTACTAAATGTACTAATTTATGTAACAATGTTGAAATTCATGTAAAGAATGGATGGTTTTTGATGATTCGGTACGTCGTAGCAAATCTAGGTGAAATCAAGTTATGTTTGATGCCTTGCTCAACTTAGTCAGTCCAGTTATAAACACTCTTTAGCCATAAAACAATTATTGCTGAAACTAAACAATTTATAGCACCAGAACTCATATCTTCATATGTTTCATCGTAATTCGATTTGAACATATGATCAATAAAATCTGGAGCAAAATTTTTTGTATGATCTTTATGATGCCTTCCATGCGTCTCGGATTTTATCAAAGAATATTGAATCATGTGATAGGATGTATATGTCAAAGATAGAAGAAGAATAATACTAAATGGAATGACCCAATCACCCGTTAAATACTGAATTAATAATGGAATTAACATAAAATAACCTAATTCTAAAATTCCTTCTAATGGTAAAGCTAACCATCTTGGTAAAAAAGGATCATGATGCATCCAAAAATGAAAATTTAGAAAATGATCATTTGGTAGAAGATGTAATAATCGATGGGAAAAATAATAATTGAAAGCCATTAAGTTTCCTCCAACTAAAGCTGATGGCCAAGGACGATCAGGATAGACAACTGCTACAGTACATAAAGCAAAAGTTATGACTGCGTAACCATAATGGTTTACGATATCCATTTCGTTATTTGTTTCCTTCGAATAAATAATGCTAATAATTGCTCTAGGAACATTATTTTTTTTGTTTTGTAATCCCTACCTTTATTCATGCGTAACATGGAATTATTCATTGATGGTATTTATGGGTCTATTAGGTTATACAAACCTAATTGCGTTTACAGTTGTTTTTTTGGTATATATGATTATACCTTCTTGGATTACAAAAGATATTTTACTCTATTTCAAAGATCGATTACGTCAGATCTTTAAGCATAGAATTGAACAAACTGAAACAAATATTCGCAAGACTTTTCAGATCCATATTAGAGAACCAATTCCAGAAAAATCTATTAATATCTGGCACCCACATGGAATTTCTGGTGTAACTCCTGTAATTCATAATGGGTACCAAATCACAAGTCCTGAGTACCGACCTACTAAAGGTGTGGTTCATTACGGATACTTTATGCTTCCATTCATCAAAGATATTATTCCTTTATTGAATGCTATTCCTTCAGACGAATACAGTATTCGAGATACTCTTGAAAAAGAATCTATATCAATTATATTAGGAGGTGTAGATGAAATGAGACGTGGATCTCCTAAAGATTTACAATTAGTTGTCAGAAAACGTAAAGGTATTTTCAAAATAGCTTTAGAAATGGGTATACCTCTAGTTCCTATATTAACTTACGGTGAACAAGAAGTATTTCCTGAATCAGAACTAGAAATCTTAAAATTGTATAATGATTTTATGTATACACATTTAAGATTTCGAATCCCATTCCCAAAACTAGATTCTATTATAAATTGGACTCGTCTATCTCAACTTCCTTTGGATCCAATTACGACATATACTGGCAAACCTATACGAACAAAAAAGATCTTGAATCCTTCAGAAAAACAAATCAAAAAACTCAGAAATCTTTATATTCAAAGACTTCAAGAACTTTTTGATCAAACTCATCCTCCAGGTTATACTATGACACTTTTGTAACCAAGTCACAAACCTATTTAGGTCTGGACACATGTGGTGTGTACACGACATCATCTGTAACTTTAAAATAAGTTAGATTTGGATTCAGAAACTTTTTGTCTGAAATTTTAGTTGAAGTATTCCACAGTTTAATGATATGAAATTGACCTTTAGGTGAAATTGAAATGCCGGCTAATGTTTCTGCATGTTGAACTAAAAGTTCTTCTGTTATACAATGTACCATCAAATCAATGAATGTTGTATGTGATTGTTCCGCTTCGATCTTTTTTGACCAAGCTCCGCCGTGTTTATGTTCATCTGCTTCCCATTGAGGTTTGTAGCCTTTACGCATAAAGAAATACATTCCAGATTCCCAAGCTTCTTTTGGAATTGAATCAATAACAGACCAGAATTGTACAGGCGTTGCAAAAGGCGCAATTTCAATATAACTTTTTAAAGAATAGTCACGATTTTCGGGGTCATGATACCACAAAACCCAAGTCGTCTTGAGTTTGGTGGTTTCTGGAGACTCCATTTGTTATATTTAGTATCTACATACTTTAAAACGAATTCGTTTTGTTGTTGGTTAACATAAATAACAAAATGGAACTAACTAGTGCTTTTCTTTACTCTATGAGGTTTATTCAAAAGATTGACCTTCCTGAGATTATTAAACAAAATATTTCTAAATTGCGACTGGTTCCAGCCGCATATCGTCCTGGACGTTTCGTAAAGAAAGTCGTTCAAGAACCATCAAATTGGCGTGAAAAAGTTTTGATTGAATACGTTCGCCGTATTCGTGAAACAGATGATCCGGATTATGACCAAATGTTTGCTATCTTTAATAAAGTAGCAAAAGCAAATTTGGATGCTCTATCGCAAGATGCGATTAGTATCCTGAAAAGACGTGATAAAGAATTTCGTCTGCGTGTAACAACTTTGCTATTTGACAAAGCAATTAAAGGATCATTTTATGCTGGAATTATGTCCGAACTTGCTGTGAAATTGAATAACGTTATTCCTGAAATCTCTGAAGATTTGGGAACTCAGGCAACTATGTTTGGAACTTTGTATGATATGTCAGATACTCTAGTATTTCCTCGTGCGAATGAAGAGGGATTTGAAGATAAGATTATAGCATGGTCTAAGCAAAAAGATGTTCGTCGTGGATATTCTAGATTTCTAACATATCTATATTCTGCGGAACTAGTTCCTGGAAAAATTCTTCATGAATCTATGCAAAAAGTTTTGAGTGATTTGGATGATACAGTTATTCAATCCAAAACTGAGAAATCTGAAGAGAATGTAACACAGTATGCTGATTTCCTCTTTGAAATTGCTAAGCTTCTTCCAAAGACAGCTGTAGAATTAAGAGGATTGATACAGACTCGTGTAGATAGTGTTCTTAAACGTCCTCGCACAGAACTTCCAAGTCTTAATACGAGATCCAGGTTCAAGCTTGAAGATACGTATAAGTGCGTACAGGCGTCATGAACATTTTCAGTTTAGAAGACAAATGGCTTTACCAAGTGCAGCAGTTCTTCTAAAAGTATCTGAAGTTGCTATCAAAGAAGACAAGCCTGTCTTTTTTGATTATTACCGCGATTCTGTAGAAAAGAAATGTTGTATTGGAGTTCAGGATAAGATCAAATATCTTGTAAAGTCTAATGATGAATATACATCTACTATTCAACAAGTATTCAAATGTGAGAACTGTTTTATTGTAATGACTGAAAACTCTCTGTACATTGTGGATTCTAGTATTCCTGTCAAGCGAGTAAATCCACCTACAGAGGAAAAGAGTTCTTAAGAGAATGGAGTTTCCTTGTCCACATTATATCTTATACGAACCATTGAATGATTTAGAAACTAACAAGTTTGTACACAAATACAAAGAAGTTTATGGAGATAAAATAGAGATTGAAGAAATTGATGCTTGTGTCCTGTTTTCTTCAGATTCATTTTCTCAACGTTTTTCTTCATGGATATCTGAAGTTCCTAAAACAGTAGGAAAATTACGTATTATGATTGTTTGGCATGCCGAATTTTTGACATCAGCTTGTCAACAAATGTTGCGACGTCAATTAGAACAACGTTCTTTCAGAAACAGAGTATGGTTTCATGTAGAGAATCCATCAGGAATTCAAGGAGCTTTAATAAGTCGCTGTATTACAAAACGGATGGAAACGAATATAAACACACCAATCTATAAGAAAGATGATCAGTCTCTTCACTGATGGAGCTTGTAAATCAAATGGTAAACGTGGGGCCCAAGGGTCATACGCTTATTATTTTCCAGAACATACTGAATGGTCTGGAGCATTCCGTATTCCAGAAGGAGAACCCCAAACAAATAATCGAGGAGAACTTCGTGCTATTCATGCCGGAGTCCAAAAAGCTTTAGAAATGTGTGGTGGATCTCAGACCGAACTACATATCTTCACAGATTCAACGTATTCTAGAGATTGCCTAACCAAATGGATCCCAGGATGGCTAAAAAATCAATGGAAGACAGCAGAAGGTAAAGATGTTTCTCATCGTGACCTGATTGAAGAAACTGTTATGCTGTTGACAAAGTTTGCGAAACATCAAGTTACATATGTCAGAGCACATACTGGTGGTCAAGATGAAAATTCGATTAATAATGATATTGTAGATAAGATGGCAGTAAGAGTTTTGGTTCCTGAAGAAGTTAGAGTAATTTCTACAACAGAATCTGTGTTTCCTGATCTAGATTTTCGTATGATGGGTCCACCTGTAGAATACGATAAAGTTGTAGAATGGTGTCTCAAAAATTTAGGTAAATTGGATAGAGGAGCTTTACATACTGCTATGTATACAGCATTTCAAAAAACAATTCATAAAATGGGTTATGATACAGAAGTACAAACAGTTTGCAAGAAAAAAATGATCAGACTCGTTTCAAAAACGAATATTATCGAAGGTACTACTATAATTAAAAAAGAATGAACGTCTATCATTTCTGGTCAAAAACATGTCCACCATGTCAGCGTTTGAAACCTGTATTTGCTGATCTCCAAGAAGATCATCCAGATGTAAATTGGATGTCAATTGATATTCATAATGATCCTGGAAAGGTACGTGAAAAATTTGGAATTACTCACGTTCCTTCTCTTGTTGGAATTTGTTCTGATGGAACCATTCATAAGCATACGGGTGGAGATGCTATTGGATATTTTAAATTAATGAAACAGTTAAAGTAGGGATCCTCTCAAGGGAAACACTAGAGTGAATTAAGCATTAATCTTTTCGGTCACTAGTTGACCGTTTTTATATGCTTCACAAACAAATTCATCACCTTCTTCAGAATGATCTTTTGAACATTGCGCACCTGTTCTGGGTGTCAATTTTTGAAAAACAGGACTTTGAACAGATCCATCCCATCCTGGTCCAGATAACATATGCTCTTTAGTGTTAGGAAATGGAGCTTGAGAAGGATACAATGAACTGACAACACCCCATCCAGAAGCTCCAATTCCAATACCTAAAAGTAAAGATAAAATTCTCCATGTTGAACTATCTTCATAAAACATAGAACAATCAGATCCATAAAATGTAGCTAATTGAGTAATACTTAATAATCCAATACTGGATAAGATAGAAACATTCGAAGATAAATCACGGTTTGTTAAAGCGAAAATTAAGTAATAAGTTAGAATAGACCAAGAAGAAACAATACTCATTGGCATTCTCTTATTTTCAAACTTTTCTAGACCAGGAATCATACACCAAGCAGGACCTGGTCGTTCTTGACCTTGTGCTTCCCAGACTACAGATTTACCGGTCATCAACGCAATAAAAAAGTTAACCACAATAGCAATCAGACCAACAATACTTGCTATTGAATATCTGAAATCTTGACCAATAATATCAGCAATGAATCCGAACGTAATAAACCCAAAGGGAATAAAGTTAACAATCGCAAAAAAGAAAGCTCCTAATGTTCCCATAATAGCTATACGAGTTTCTGGATTATATAAAGCAACTCCTAACCCTGCAAAAAGAGCAATTCCGAGTAAAGTAGATAGAACTACAGCAATATAATCTCCTGTATTCCAGCCATCAGCCATTCTTATTTGTATGTGAGACTTTTA